AAATGCGATTGGTCAACAAACTCGTCGTGGTCGTGGTAACTTCATCATCACTTCTGCAGATGTTGCATCTGCTCTAGCGATGGCTGGTGTTCTAGACTATACTCCTGCTCTACAAGGCAATTCTGCTCTTAACATTGACGACACAAGCACTACTTTTGCTGGTGTTCTAAATGGTAAGTACAAAGTATATGTTGATCCATATACTGCCAATGTCAGCGCAACTCAGTTCTTCGTAGTTGGTTACAAGGGTACTTCAGCATTCGATGCTGGTTTGTTCTATTGCCCATATGTTCCACTACAAATGGTTCGTGCTGTTGATCCAAACAGCTTCCAGCCAAAGATCGGCTTCAAGACTCGTTACGGTCTAGTTGCTAACCCATTCGTTGATCTAGATGACGCATCTGGTTCAACTGGTGATCTAACTGCGAACGCAAACTACTACTATCGTCGTGTTAAGGTTACTAACCTAATGTAATCTTGATAGTCAGTTTTGACTAAGCTGACGATAAGAAGCAGCACTTTAGAGGGATCTTCGGATCCCTCTTTTTTATTTGGATAAATAATCTTATGGCTACTACACTTTCATGTCCTGTTCCGACAAACATCAATCCATTATCACCAAATGGATTCATGTTCAACATTCAAAAACTTCCAAATCTGTCATTCTTTTGTCAGAGTGTTAATCTTCCAGGAATTACTCTTGGTGCACCAGAGTTTGGAAACCCATTTAATATCGCACCAATTCCAGGTGAGACATTAACATACGATCAACTGCAAGTGCAGTTCTTAGTTGATGAACAAATGGCAAACTATCAAGCAATCTATAACTGGATTGTTGCTCTTGGTTTCCCAGAAACTTATGAGCAGTATATAACATTTGTTGGTAATGATACAGCGAATTATACAGAGTTAGCCAAAAACTATTCTGATGGTACTTTGCAAATTTTAAATGCAAATAATCAAACTGCAAAGTCAGTTCAGTTTCATGATATGTTTCCAGTTTCATTAGATTCTCTGCAATTTTCTGGAACAAATAATGATGTGCAATACTTGATTGGAAATGCAACTTTCCGTTACGGATACTACAAGTTCTTGTAAGACAAATTTGCTTTTTTGTAATGATTAGGGTATAATTACCCTATAACAATTTTGAGGTTATTATGAATATTGAACAATTGCAAGAAATGTGGGACAAAGATTGCGAGATCGATGATAATTATCTCGGTGAAAACTCCACAGCAACACCAAAGTTACATGCAAAGTATGTCAAACTACTTGTGCAGGTAAAACTCAAACATACAAAACTTCAAGCAGATTACTTACTTCTACGCAAGAATAAATTTCGTCTTTATCGTGGCGAACTATCTCGTGATGAATTAACACAACTTGGTTGGGAGCAATGGCAAGGAATTAAGCCACTCAAGAATGAGATGGATGAATTTCTTTCTGGTGATACAGAGTTGGTAAATATTAAAATGAAGATTGATTATCTTGAAACGATGGTATATTTTCTTGAGTCAGTCCTACAACAAATCAAAGCACGAGACTGGCAAATTAAAACTGCAGTTGAGTGGAAGAAGTTTTTAGCAGGAATGTAATGACAACAATCACTATTGAAAAGTTAGATGATGTTTATGTTCGTATATTTGGTGATGCAGGTATCGAACAAGAACTCGCTGACTTCTTTACATACGAATATCCAGGAGCACGATTTACACCACAGTATAGAGCAAGATTGTGGGATGGTAAAGTTCGTCTATACGATCAGGTAAGAAAAACATTATATGTTGGTTTGATTGATTATGTTTCAAAATTTTGCGAGCGTAATGATTATCTTCTTACTTGGAAAACAGACTTTCTTCCAAACAATAATATTTCACATGAACAAATTGAAACTTATGTTCGTGCGTTAGATCTTCCAAGCAAGATTGAAATTCGTGATTATCAGATTGATGCTATACAAAAAGCATTAAACGATGAACGAACACTCTTGCTTTCTCCTACTGGTTCTGGTAAATCTTTTATCATTTACTCCGTCATGCGTTGGCATGTTGAGCAGGGTCGTAAATGTGTTCTAATTGTTCCAACAACTTCTCTTGTTGAGCAGATGTATTCTGACTTTGAAGATTATTCTAGTGAGAATGGTTGGTCAGTTAAGAATCATTGCCAGAAACTATATGCAGGATTTCCAAAAGAGTTTACCAAAGATGTTTTAATTACAACTTGGCAATCCATCTATCTTCAACCTCGTGCATGGTTTAAACAATTTCAAGTTATCTTTGGTGATGAAGCACATCAATTTAAAGCAAAGTCTTTAACAGGTGTTATGGAAAAGATGGATACAATTCGTTATCGTGTTGGAACAACTGGTACACTCGATAATAAAAAGGTTCATCGTTTAGTTCTTGAAGGTATCTTTGGTCCAATTCATAAAGTGACCACAACAAAAACTTTGATGGACGCTGGAAGATTGTCTAGCCTAAATATAATGTGTATCATTCTTAAGTACACGGAAGAGATACGCAAGGAACGCAAGAACAATACATATCAAGAGGAAATCGACTGGATCGTCAGTTGCGAACAAAGAAATAAATTTATCCGCAACCTCGCAGTCAAATCATCAGGCAACACACTTGTTCTGTTCCAATTTGTAGAGAAGCACGGCAAAATTCTTTACGAAATGATAAAAGAAAAGGTTCATGAAGATAGAAAAGTATTTTTTGTTTATGGAGGAACTGATGTATCAGATCGAGAAGCAATACGCCACATTACAGAACAAGAGAGCGATGCTATTATTGTTGCTAGTTTTGGTACATTCTCAACTGGGATCAATATACCGTCTATCGAGAATGTCATTTTTGCATCGCCAAGTAAGTCCAAGATCCGTAATCTCCAAAGTATTGGTCGTGGATTAAGATTGAAAGATGGTAAGACTCAGTGTAATCTATTTGATATCGCTGACGATTTACACTGGAAGTCTTGGAAAAACCATACTCTAAATCATGCAGCAGAGCGTTACAAAACCTATGCTGAAGAAGAATTTAAAACAAAAATTGTAGAGGTGGATTTATGTTAGATGGCTCAGAATTTTTTGTAGTTCTAAAACTTTGCTCAGGTGAGCAAGTGATGGCTGTCTTGCGTCAAGAAGATGAAGATCGTATCCTACTTGAAACCCCAATGGTCATGAGAACAATCCCAGTATTTGAATCAGGTCGTGAGCATATCACTGCTCATCCTCTTTGCCAATTTTCTGATGATAAAATGTATGTCATCTTAAAGAAAGATGTAATGTTTTGTAAAAAGATGCATCATGTTTTTGTTCCACATTATATGAGGATTGTAAAAGAACATGATGAGTCTACAACTTTTGTAGATAGAGAAAATAAAAAAGAAGCATTACATTGGGATGATGCAGAAGAGATGACTGTAGATGAAGCAAGAAAGAGATTGGAAATGCTTGCTTCAATGCTAGGAGAAACTCCAGAAGAAGAGGAAGAGAGAAAATCTACTCTTGTTAGAGGAAACGATACAGTACATTAATCTATTCTTCAAACCCTAACACCGAGATTATGCCTCAAGACAAATAAAAAGACAAAAGTATTTTGCAATAAAATAAGATTTGTCTTTTCCCTGAAGTTGATGTAGAATTACAGTATGTTAAATTATCGAGGAAGTTCTATGTATGGCTCATTATGTAAATAACGCTGACTTTTTGCAGGCACTTATAGAGTATAGAAGTAAGTGTGTAAAGGCAAAAGAAGAAGGTAAAGAAAAACCCATCGTCAGCAACTACATCGGTGAATGCATTCTTAAGATTGCAACACATCTTTCTTATAAACCTAATTTTATAAACTACTCTTATCGAGATGATATGATTCTTGATGGTGTGGAAAACTGCATTCAATACATTGACAACTTCAATCCAGATAAATCTAGTAATCCATTTGCATACTTTACACAGATTATCTACTATGCATTCTTGCGTAGGATTGCCAAAGAAAAGAAACAGAGTTATATTAAAGGTAAGTTGATTCAAGATATGCCTTTCGAAGCATTTGAATTACAAGAGGGTGATGAGGGTGCAGATTTTCACAATGCATATCTTGAGTTTATGCAACAGAATCATACCTTTGATGATACATTTATAGAACGCAAAAAAGCGAAAAGAAAAAAGAAACAAGTTGACTTGGGTGAGTTTTTAGGTGATAATGATGAGTCAAACGAAATCGATAAGTGAACTTCTTGATAAACTCGGGATGGATTATAATCAAGTAATTCATGAAGCAAGATCAAGAAGAAGAAGATTAACAAGAGCAAGAAATCGTGGTAAAAGATTCCTAAAGAAACATGTTTGGGATGGATTTGATAACCAATTTAATTTGAATAAGATTATGGACAACCAAAGTGATAAAATTTTCTTAGGTGTATCAGACTTTGAAGATCTGGTAACATCTGAAGTGATGCGTCGTCGTGTCGATGCAAATGTAACTACAGTGCAAAGAGAAACAACTGTTCTTTGCAATCGTGATATGTGGAAGAAATGGGCAGAAAATAACTTCAAAGATTTTCTGTTCGTACAAACTAATTCTTCTTCTGGATTTATTATTGAGCAAGAAACAAATAACTTTATTAAGTTTAGTGTAAACAGCAACTCAACAGAAGTTCGTGCATTTGGTGATGAAGATTTTGCCGATGATATGATTGAGATCGTTGAAGAAAACTTCTCTGTTGTTACATCTTACATTGAATGGATCTATGGTGGTGATGGCAACTCTGTCAATGTGCCACTCAATCGTGATCGTCTTCCTGTTGCAGAAATGTATCCCTTTCTCAAAGGTGAATCTCTCGAAGATTACTACGATCGTTATATGGAATCTTCTGCCAACATTCTTCTTCTAATTGGACCACCTGGAACTGGTAAGACTACATTTATTCGTGGTCTGCTTGCACATCGCAACTGCTCTGCAATCGTGACATATGATGCAGGCATTCTTGAGAAAGATGGATTCTTTGCGAGGTTCATTGAAGATGATGCTGAAGTTATGGTGCTTGAAGATAGTGATGCATTCTTAAAATCTCGTAGCGATGGTAATACAATGATGCATCGTTTCCTTAATGTTGGTGATGGTCTTGTGACAACCAAAGGTAAGAAGATGATTTTCTCTACCAATCTTCCAAGCATTCGTGACATTGATTCTGCTCTGGTTCGTCCTGGAAGATGTTTTGATATTGTTACATTTGATTCATTGAATTATGGTCAAGCAACTGACTTGGCAAAGAAACTAAATGTATCTCTCCCAGAAATCAAAGACTCTTATTCTATTGCTGAAGTATTTAATGAACAGCAACATAAGCCAAAAGAAAGAAAGGTAGGTTTTATTTGAAAGTAGCAATTATTACAGACCAGCACTTTGGTGCACGAAATGATAGTATTGCGTTTTTAGATTTCTTCCAAAAATTTTATGATAACACTTTCTTTTCTATTCTCACTGAACATAATATTAACACTGTTCTTATTCTTGGTGATACTTTTGATAGACGCAAATATGTAAACTTCTATGCTTTACAACGAGCAAAGGAAATGTTCTTTGATAAACTTGCAGAGCGTGATATTAAAGTTTACATGCTTGCTGGTAATCATGACACATACTACAAAAATACCAATGATGTAAACTCTCCAGATCTGCTTTTAAGAGAGTATAAAAATATTAAAGTTATTGATTCACCAGAAACAATAACAGTAGATGGCATTGACATTTGTATGGTGCCATGGATTTGTCCAGAAAACTATCAAGCGTGTCTGGATGAAATGGAAACAACCAAAGCAGACATCTGTATGGGTCACTTCGAGATCTCAGGTTTTGCTATGTATAGAGGAATGCAATCCAATGAAGGACTTTCTAAGGAAACATTTGATCGGTTTGATATGGTTTTTTCTGGTCATTATCATCATAAGTCAGACGATGGTCATATTTACTATCTCGGCAATCCCTATGAACTTACTTGGCAGGATTACAAAGACCCTCGAGGATTCCACTTGTTTGATCTCGACAGTCGAGAACTCGGATTCATTAGAAATCCGTATACTATGTTTGAAAGAATCGAGTACAACGACAAAGAGCAAGAACCCATCGATCTCGACACAACCGATTTAAATCAAAAATTTGTAAAACTTGTAGTTGTTAATAAAACTGATTTTTATAAGTTTGACAAATTTATACAAAAACTGTATAATAAGGGTGCTTATGAAATCAAAATTATTGAAGATCTATCAGAGTTTGAAGATGGCGAGGTCGGTGAAGAGATTAACTTGGAAGATACGCTATCTGTACTTGCGCATTACATTGATTCGATTGAAACGGATGTTGATAAGGAACAGATCAAAACATTTATGAGGACTCTGTATACTGAAGCAGTTAATGTGGAGGTGGTATAATGAAACAACTTGAGATCGAATATTTCTTTCCACTGACAGAACAGATTCCACTTGACTTAGATTTCTCTCAGTGTTCACCGCATCAGTATTACTATCGTGCTCAAGGTATTGCTGGAACTCATGGTCCAATTAATACTGGTATGGTATTTGTTGGTGATGCGTCAACAACATGGTCAACTCAAATTAATGGCTGGGATATCGG